AATGTTGGTTTGCAAAGTCCTGATCTCCCATGAATGAAATAAAAGGAATTGCATTAGCAGTCCCATCGGCATCATACCAGAAGTTGTTTATATCCTTTGCCTGTATTGCCGTTGCTGCTGCTGTCCCATCTGCCGGAGCTGAAATAGTAATAAGTGTTTTATATGGAAATACTTTTTTTGATGTGTCCCAATCAGGTGCGGCACTCAAAGGAAATAGCCATCCGTTTTTCTTGTCAACCACATTACTGCCTGATATTGTACCGTCTAAAGTAAACAGTACATCGTCTGGCAGTGGCACAACAATCTGGTTCAACAATGTCGCTTTGAGAACCCCCGAAGGGGCTACGGCTTTTCCTTTTCCGGGCATATTATTCAGGTACTATGTTAACTACTGTTTGAGCTGCCAGGGGCAGAGCCTTAGCTCCGCGGATAGTGGTTATATGTCCGTAAGCCATAGTAACCGTTACGGCGTCCATAAACTCTATAGCCGTAGTTACAGTTATCTCTATGGTCTTCGTATTGGCTCCGGAGGCTACCGCCGTAAGTACGTTAGCTACCCCGTTAAGAGTAGAGCTAAAGTCTGCCAGACGTGCGGAAGGGTCCGACATTACCCTGTCATAAGTCAGGATAATAAGAGTACCGGCGGCGTTAGTGGAGGCCGTAAGGAGTACCGGTACCGGCATCTCGTCGGTAGATAGGAAGACCTGGCCCGCTCCTCCTGCTGTAACTGTGAAGCTGTGTACAAGCTGACCGAAAAAAGCAGTCTTACCTACCCCTAAGGTTTTACCCTTCCAGGGGTGAAAGGAGAGCTCCAGCCCTGCGCTATCTCTGAATACTCCGAAGGTAGTAGCTTCGTCCGCTTCAAAACAATAGACCGGGAGGTCTACCGTCTGGGCTCCGGTTGTTATCGGTAAAGAGCCGTAAGCTCCGGCTATCTGGTTCTGGGCGTCGTTTTTCATTTATTTAAGTGTTTATTAGTTCGGCGTTAATTAGTAAGCCCTCCCGGTACCCGATCTCTATAAGAGCGGTTATACGGTACTGCTTAGAATTGTACTCTATTACCATCTCCGTATCTATAGCCCTGTAGTAGGTCGTAAACTGGAGGCTCTGGCTGCTAAAGACTTCTTTTAAGTCTATACCCTTAGCTCCGGAGATATGCTTTACTCCCGCCCTTAGAGACATTACCTCCGTGGGGGTTATAACCTCAGAGCCATAGTTAGGATCCCGGGTTATGGTGTACTGTATTATCTTTATCCTGTGTCTCAGGTCTCCGGCTACTACTCCCATTACGCTACTGTATAGATACGGTAAGGACTTAAAAGGAATTCAAAACTATACGGGATCTTATATGGCTGTCCGAAGGCTACAGGGGACCGGTTAAGGTAAAGGTTACCAGCCAGCAGTAGCGCCGCCTGTTTAACCGTTACCGGGATATCGGCGTCCAATATGTCCGCCAGGCCCCCGTTACAGTAATCGGATATAGCCAGCTCTACCACAGCTATAAGAGAGGTTAAGTAGGTGTCGTCTCCTATAAAGGCCGTCTCTATGTTTAAATGTGCTTTTAAGCTGGCTAGCGTTGTGTAGGCCATATTACCCGGTATTTACTTTAAATACTACCTACCTACTAAAACTATAAAAGCCCCGCTATAGTAGCGAGGCTTTTAAGGTTATCCCGGTTAAGGGTTATTATTTCATTGATCCAGTCTTAAAGGCGCCGGACCTACGGGCTACAGCGTCGAAGTAGCCGTTAATGTGGATCCGGATATTACCCAGGTGTGCCTGAGTGAAAGGATCTACCAGCAGGTCAATAGCTCCCCAGCTTCCGATAAGGTACTCTGCCCAGTTTCCGAAGACAATACCGAACTCGTCGCCGCCTACCTGGAGGGCAGAGGCTACGTGGTTAGTAACGAGGGCGGGGTAACCGTTTACGGTTCCATCGGGGTTCATCAGATAGACAGCCTGGTTAGCTACCTTTACGGTCTTTTTCAGAAGCCCGCGGCCTGCTGCGTTGGTAATGTACTTACAGGTAGCCAGAGCGTTAGCCGTGTCTACTGCGGTCTCCATTGCTACGATATTGGCCCAGCTTGCGGCGCCTGCTATAGAGGGGGCGGAAGCGAAGAGACCGGCGGGCTGGGTAGCGCTTCCGGCTTCCTTACCGAAAATAGTAGCCTCCAGCTTACCAGATACAGCAGCGACGAGGTCGCGCATAAGCAGAGCCTCTGCCTGGGTGCTGTCCTGTGCTATAAACTGCTTTGATATGTCAATAAAAGCGGTAAGGCGCTTAGGCGACATTGTTACCTCTCCGGTAGCTCCGGCTCCGTCTACGGCGGTTATGCCTTCGCCCTTCCAGGCGGCGGTACTTCCGGCGTAAGTCGGGATAGATACGTCCCCTACCAGACCTGTAAGGAATGTAGCTCCAGCCTGTACGGTAACGAGGGCGGCCCTGAGCGGTTCAATCATATTGAGTTTCTGCTCTGCTACGTTCTCCTGTCCGGAGTTAGCGGAGGTAGCCATAATTACGGCGCGCTCCTCAAAAGGAAGGACTATGTCCCCTTTAGAGGCCAGACCGGCGGCCCGCATATCCGCTTTACCGGCTTCGATTACTGCTTTAGAGACGTCGTCCATAGCCTCATTATTAGCCACGGACCGGATAGCCTTAATAAGGCTAAATTTCTGTTTTTCTGTTTTCATTGATCGGATATTTAAAGGCCCGGGGCCGGTTTGTTTCGTTCTTATTTCGGCGTCTATACGCTCTACTTCGGCCTTAGCCTCGTTAAAGGATCTGGTCTCCACTGCTGACAGCTTACGCTTCTCAGCTTTACCCCCGGCTATAATCTCCTGGAGCAGGGCTACGGTCGTTTTACGTTTTTCAATTAACTGGGCTAAGTCCATAGCTTTTTTCTGTTAAATACGGTTACTCAGTAAATTTTGATATGATACCCTCCAGCTCCACGTAGTAGGCGTCTATGTCGTCGGGCTCCGTTACCGGAGGAGCTGGAGGCTCTACTACCGGAGGTTCGGTTACCGGAGGGGCTGGAGGCTCTACTACCGGGGGCTCTACTACTAGAGGAGCTGGAGGCTCTGTCCGCGTCTCAGTAGCGGCCTTAGCCATATTTCTACAGCTCGTCTCCACGTAGGCGGGATCGTTAACCAGGCTAAAGTCCCGGATCATCTCGAACTTAGTAATAGTCCGTATGTAGGTCCCGTCCGGCTTCTGCTCCCACTTGTCCCCGTCTTCCGCTACCCGGAAGCTAAAGGAGCAGCTATCCACGGACTTATCCCGGACAGCCATAAGGATCTCCTCCCCGTTAGGGGTGTTACGGGCTGCGAAGTCGAAGTTAACCCCTTCGGCGGTAACGGTCGCCTTAAGCGTACCGCTGCCCTGCCTGCTTCGGGCCATAGGGATCTCGTCGTCTTCGTGGTTCCACAGCATTATAATATCCTGTTGGTCCATAAAGGCCTGGGTAGCGGCTTCCGGTTTAATGATCTCCGTAAACATACCGCCCAGTAAGCGGGACTCTTTGTTAAACACTATAGCGGTACCGTTAATAGTGCGGTCTGCTGCGCTGGCCCGGAGCTCTACTACGTACCGGCGTTCTAAGTTCTCTTTATTCATTTATTTAGGTTTGTGGGTTATTTTACGCTGTTATCTACAGGGGTGTCCGGATTAACTACTTTTTGCTCAGAGATAAGAGCGTCCGTAGGCTGGAGGTTAACCTGTATAAAGGCTCTGTTACCACCCTTAACCGGGAAGGCGGCGTTTAGCTTCTCCCGGATCTCGTTAGTAGTAAAGCCCCCTACCTGGTGCATCTTAGAGTAATAGTCCGCGCGGCTTACCGCGTCGAGTCTCATAATATTTTCTACGTCGAACTTTAACTTTGTGGAATTCCACTCAGAAGGAAGGAATAGTTTACGGAAGAGTTCGGACTCTATCTTTTCAATTAACGGGGTAAGACCGTTATTAAGGAAGTCTATAGACTGCTGCTCTGCGGTGCTAAATTTCCCGGTCTCACTAAAGGCTAGCGAAGGCGGGACGTTAAAGAAGCGGCATATTTCTATAACATTAAACTGTCTGGACTCTAAGAGCTGGGAGTCCTTAGGATTAATACTTATAGACTGGTAGTTAAGGCCGTCGCCCAGTACTACTATTCCGCCGCCGCTGCCCCCTAGTTCGGGGTTAATCTGGGCCATAAAAGCGGTCTTAGCTTTACCGGCTTGCGTTGTGCTCATAGTAGCCCCGTCCTTCGGGCTAAGGATCCCGGCTAAAGAGGCGCCGGACTTCCAGAAGTTAGCGGCGTGGCTCTCTGAGCTGTAGGCTATCCCTAAGGTGTCCGCGGCGTACTCTAGTGTACTTATACCGGTTATTCCGTCTATGGTGTAGTTAATTATGTGGCATATCTGGGACTTGTCATAAGCCCCCGCCTCAGTCCCCAGGAGGTTATTATAGTAGCGTATGTCGTTTCCTATTATCTCTACCCTTACGAAGTCCGGATCCAGCCGGGTAAGGTTTAAGACTTTACCGGTCCGGGTGTCGCGGTCTATAAGTATATACCCGCTACCTTTGGTAAGCATATCCACTACCAGCAGCTTTTTAAACATATAGGCGCTGATAAACGGGTTAGGCTGTACGTTAAGCAGGTTAAAGAGGGGGCTCTCGAAGTTAATGTACTTCCAGTTATCCCGGTAGGTATAAGGGTTAAGCGGGAGGGAGGCTATAGCGTCGGAGAGCAGGTTAATACATCGGTATACAGTGCTTAACTTTGTGGCCTTCTCCGCTTTGTAAGCAGCGGAGCCCCCTATCCGGAGCGTTCCCAGAACCACGTTAACCCAGTCTATAGACCGCTTCGCAAACCTTTTAAATATGTTTTTCACAGGGGTAGTATTTTTGTTAAATACTATTCCCGGGTAAAAAGTGTACAATAAAAAAGCCGGAGGGCTGCTCCGGCTTATGTTTTATTTCTGGTATGTGGCTTGTACCCCTCTTAGTTTCCTGTCCTCTGATCTTTTTGCGATCCACATTAAAGCCTCGTCCAGTTTTGTAATTACCATAGAGGTTTCGTGTGTTGCCATAGTCCCGACATTTACAGCCTCCAGGTATTGTTTAGCCACCTGTACCAGCGTTTCTGTAAATACCCCTTCCTGCCTTAGCGCTTCGGGGTCCTCTTTGTTTCCTTTACAGAAGACTATCTCAATACCGGCGCCGTCTTCTATTCCTTCGTTTGCTATCCTGTAGGTTGGGACTTTGTAGGTCGCCCCTTCTATGATAGTCTGAATTATTCTAGGGTTGTTCATTTTTGTATGTGGGTTTTACAAAGCCCTCCCAGAGCGTTAAATTACCTCGAAGGAGTATATAGGGCTCTCCAGTAGTCCGCCGTAGGCGTTAAGGATAGAGGCTACCCCGTCTATTTTTTTACTCTTACTACTCTTATCTATAGC